CTACAATCAATTTGGGTCTTCTTAACAATGAGAATCTACCTAGTGTCAAACACCAAGATGTCGCAGGATTGATTTATAAACTCATTACTTCGTATCCCGAGTATGAGATTGCAGATGTGACACTACAGGCACATGCAAACTACCAAAGTGTTCAGAGTGATAAAGAAACACTTAGAGACATGGATAGGTTTACTAAATAATACTATGAGTATAGAATACAACGACTTCGGATTTACTGCTATGGATGCAGATGAACTTGCATCCGTTGACACTAAGATAATAGAAAAGACTACTTCTGCAACGGAAGTAGTCAATAAGATGGATAACTTTATCAGACCCTTATTAGAAAACCTAATGAAGGATTCAGATAAAGATTATATCTATTGGCCGAACAGAACAGAAATCCTACAAAAGAAAATACAAGAATTAAACTCACTACAAGATAGTTTATAAAACCCCTTTACAATCCCCTCCACTTTTTAGTACAATAGACTCTTAAACAACAAAGGAGAAAATTGTGAATTTACAAGAACAAGCATATGTGAACTTAGGAAGAAAACTAATCACACTATGTGAAAACAATGAACTATACAACGGTAAGGATGAGGAATCTTTAGAACTATGGAATGCAGCCGTGACTGCAGGAAACAAGTTTGTGACTTTTGGAACTACATGGAGTAAGTTCAAATCACATAAAGACCTATCTCCAATAGAAAGGAAAGCAGTACTCAAATACCTAACAAAGGATTTGGATTCAAAAGTTTAGGGTTGCAAGACTCAGCCTTGACAATGCCCCTCACTTTTTTGTATACTATGTATATAATGACAAAACAAGTTAAACAAAATGATAAAGGAGACAATATGAAATTATCAGAATTAGTAAGTGAAGTGAATGCAGAACAAACTGCAATGGAAAAGGCAGACAAACTATGTACTGCAGTTGAGAAACTATGTGAGGACTTGACTACTGCAATGCACGAGAAGTGGGAACACACTCGTGGTAAAACAACCCACGATTTTTCAATCGGAAAAAAATACATTCGTGTTTACTCAGTAGAGGATGGTCAACCATCATCTTGTTGGGGATTCATCAACATCTTAGAGTTTACCAAAGGTAATGTTAAATTTGAAAGTGGTGATGTATTAAAGTCTGCAGGATGGAAAACTCCTGCTATCAATCAACCACGAGGTAACCTATTTGATGGTTATTCAATCGACCCAAATTCTGCAAGGATTTATGGGCCAGATTATTTAAGGTAGGGGTTGACAATGCCCCTCACTTTTTAGTATACTATGTATATAATGAAAAAGGAGACAATATGTTAAAATTAGTAATTCACACACAATACAAAGAGAACTATGCAGCTCACGATGAGGACTATGTCCACGGGGTTTCAGAACCATACTGGAAATTTAAAGGTGGTTCTGTTTATGTGATTGAGGATATTGATTTTATTAATACAGAGTATCTACAAGGTTTGGTTGACGAAGTGTCACCTATCTTTGTTTACTCTAACCCTGCTTCCGAGTGTTATGTCATTGATTGGGAACTAGTTGACCACGATGAGAATCCTTGGGATGAGTGGGATACTCCTTACAAGTTAATCAAAGGTGGTAAACCTATGTCAGAGATTGCTTGGACAATGTCTAAGTTTACAGACAATACTACAGATGGTTGGTTAAGGAATGAGATTGCAAACCATAGACAAACTTGGTTTTATACTGCAGATGGGAAAGTGAAGTCCTACCACTCTGTTTACGAAATGACTGATGGACAGAGATGTGTTGGTCAGAAAGGACTTGAAGAATATTTTAATAATTTAGAGGTAGCATAATATGATAATAAAAGATTACGAAGTGTGTTCTCCCGATATGACATCGGGTGGAACTTCCCTACAGGGATATAAAATTACAACCTATGACAGGTTGTGTCAAGTGTTGGGGCCTCCAACATTTACAAGTGCAGACCCATATGACAAAGTTAATTGTGAGTGGTACTTAGATACCAAATGGTATGATGCAAACAATGTCGATGAGATTGACTATGACGACTGGAACTATGAGACAGTCACAATTTACAATTGGAAAGACGGTAGGATTCCTACTGAAGATTATCCATGGCATGTAGGTGGGACATCCTACAATGCAACAGAGGTTGTCGATATGATACTTGACAACTTTAATAGAAACGGAGAAAATCACAACGGAGAAAGATATGTCGCTTAATTATGAAAGTGCAAAATTACTTGCACAACAAACAGGTGGTAAGTTAAATGCAGATGATGTACTTAATCTTGCCGAATACGGAACAACTACACCAATGGACTTTGCTCCAGTGGAGGAAGAAGTCGAAGGTGTATGCATATGTGGTATCGTGGATTGTCCCGATGCATATGCTCACACAACGAGTGGGTATTAATATGGAGATTGGATTTTTAGGAGGGACACTGTTATGTGTTATTATGTTTAGTATGGTATTTGTAGGATTACATTTAAACAAACCATTTCCTTGGGAGAAAAGGGATGAAGACTGAATTAAAAATGAGATACTACTATTTGGTATTAGGTGCGACACTAGGTTTCCTAGTAGGTGCATTGTCAATGAAGGTAGAAGCTTCTGATGCAAACAATGATATTTTTTGTCTTGCACAAAACATTTATTTTGAAGCAGGTAATCAACCCCTTGCAGGTAAGATTGCAGTGACACAAGTAGTGTTGAATAGGACTGAACACCCTAACTACCCAACAACTGCTTGTGGTGTTATCTATCAATCAAAAACTAGAATCAACTGGAAAGGTGTAGAAGTTCCTATAAGGAATCAATGTCAGTTCAGTTGGTTTTGTGATGGTAAGTCAGACGACCCAGTGGATAGTCCAACATGGTTATCCTCACTCAACATTGCAAGGAACGTAGTGCAAGGTGCATACGGAGATATCACTGAAGGTGCAACACACTACCATAGTGTATACGTTAATCCATATTGGGCAGACTCATTGAATGAGACTGTAGTTATCAACGAACACATCTTTTACAAATGAAACGAGAAATGGTATCAACACTAACCCACACAACTAGAGAAGTTGCAATAGACTTTTTAAGGTGGAGAGAAGAACAAAAAAACAAATCAATGATAGGACACAATGGTTGTCCATATGATGATAACGAAGGAGAAAAACATGCCGACAAAAGAACAATTCGATAGAGTAGAAAAACTAATTTGGGGATTATATATTTTTATACCCTTAGCATTTATTTGGGGACTGTAATATGTATGATAAAGAAGTAAACAAACAACTCTCAAGACGAGAGAGAGTATTGTTAAATCCATTAGAGGCAAGTCAGAAGAGTGATAACCCTCATAAAGAATTTTTAGTAAACACCGACTATATTAACAATGGTGTTCAACACCGTTATAAATTTAAAAACAACTATGGTGCAAGTGTAGTTAAACACGACTTTAGTTATGGTGGGCAAAATGGTTTATGGGAACTTGCAGTTTTAGATTACTCTATGGACAGCACAGGTGAGTTGTGTTATACTAGTGGTATAACTGATGATGTTATCGGACACTTGACATGGAAGAATGTCGAAGAGTTCTTATACGAGATTAAACAACTATGAATTTATTTTACTTACACAAAGACCCAGTACAATCTGCAGAGATGCATTGTGACAAACATGTCGTTAAGATGATTATCGAGTATGCACAAATGTTATCTACTGCTCATCGTATGTTAGATGGTAAACAATATACCGATGCATCCAGTGGTCGTAGGATTCAAAGGTGGAGACTAGACAACTCTAACATGGATGGTGTTCTATACAAAGCATCACATATCAACCACCCTTCTACACGTTGGGTCAGAGAGAATGCAATCCAATATCAGTATGCATACGATATGTTTACTGCACTATGTGATGAATACACTTATCGTTATGATAAAGTACACTTGACTGATACAAAACTCAGAGACTTACTCAATGAAATACCAAACAATATTACACTAGGTTCTTATTCAGAACCACCCCAGTGTATGCCCGAAGATGTCAAAGTTCAAAATGACTCTATCTCTGCATACCATAAATACTATGCAAACTACAAGAAAGATTTTGCAGTATGGACTGATAGACCAGTCCCACAATTTATGAGTATAGTATGAGAGTGTTAGTTGAGAGTTATGGTGATATCAAAATCTTTTCAGATAGACCATTCGGTTATAAAAGATATCACGTTCAATGGGAAGACGACACTGAATCAATGTTTAGTGGTCTTTGGTATTCCGAAAAGAAAGTAATTCAACTCGTAGAGAAACATATTCAAGCCAAAGGTATATAATGCCAACATATGATTTTTTAAATACTGAAACTGGTGAGATAACAGAACACATTATGTCTTGGAGAGACCTCGAAGATTTCAGATTAAATAACCCACACCTTAAACAACAAATACTTGGAGCTCCTATGACCGTAGGTGGACACGGAGACAGAGTAAAAACAGATGAAGGTATGAAGGAAGTGTTAAACAAAATTGCATCTGCAAACCCTGGCTCACCTATGGACAGACATAGACAACGTGGAGTCAAAGAAGTAAAGACAAAAGAAATCGTCAAAAAACATCTAGACATTCAGTCAAGAAAGAAGTAGAATAGAGTATGGACAATCAAATATCATTATATGATTTAGAGGGATTACAAGAGTCAATGACTCGTGTACAAGAAAACGGCAAACGGTTTTATGAAACACCCGAAGGTCAAAGATATCCAAGTGTCACAACAGTGACAGGACTACTTACAAGAGACCATATCAAGTTGTGGAGAGAACGAGTAGGTGCTGAGGAAGCAAACAAAATTTCATCCGTAGCAGCAAGACGTGGGACTAAAATGCATTCCCTATTTGAACAATACCTTAGAGCAGAAGAAGAATTAGTCTTTGAAAACATCTTAGACGAATCAATGTTCAATGCAGTTCAACCAGTGTTAGATGATATTGTTCCAGTTGCACTTGAAGCAGGTATGTGGAGTGATTCATTGCAGATGGCAGGACAAGTAGATTGTGTTGGTGTTTGGGATAACGAACTTTGTATTATTGATTTTAAGACAAGTGCAAAGTATAAAGAAGAGTACATGGCAGACCCATGGTTTCATCAGATGACTGCATATGCAATCATGGTTGAGGAACTTACAGGTGAAGTTATTAATTCAGTAGTAGCAGTTGTTGCTGTTGATGGTGGAGGGGTTCAAGTCTTTGAAGCAGACCCTAGAGATTATGTCGATAAGTTATATAGCTTAAGACAAAGATATGCAAATTTACATGGAGTATAAAAATGGCAGAAACAAAAGAATTTAATTTAGAAGGAGATTGGAATTGGAATAAGATAATCTCTAACGGTGATGAGTGGGTTGAGTCTCAAGCATACGATAGTGCTTATGATAATCTACTAGAGTATCTTGCAATCGATAGTGAGGAAGATGTGACAGAAGAAGTGTTAGATAAGGCAGACCATCTCATAGATTACCTAACAACACCTTATGCAGAAGGTGGTCTTGGTGTTCACGACACTAGTCCAACTTTCTATGCATACTATAGTATAGTTAGGAATTGGAGAGACAACTTGGAGTATGGAGAATAAAATGCAAATTGAAATTGGAAAAACATATGAAATATCTTGTGCAAATAAGAAGAGTGTTTATGAGGTAGAAGTTTTTACTGATGAATCTGGCACTAGAATCAGAACAGAAACAATGTGGAGAAATGGTGAATGGTTAATCAAACCAAGTGACGAAGATGAAGTTGAAGCACTGCAAAATGCAATAGTGCAGGAAGATACAGATTGGTTTGAACCACAATTTTTTGAAGAGAACGAAATGCAAGAATGTTGGGATGGTTGTTCATTTGATGTAGAGATATTACAATTTGAAGGTACTGATGAGGATAAAGATTCTCTAACTGAAAGTATTGAAGATGGTGGAATAGGACATCTATTTGATACTGGATTCGATTCTATTGATTGTGAATATCTTTTCTATGGCCCGATTGTGGTAGAAGAAACCACAAAGGAGATATGGTAAATGATATCAAGAAAAGAGTTTACAGACCAAGTAGAGAAACTTCTACTTAGGAAAGGAACAGATGTAATGGGTGCAATAGTTAGAGTTTGTGAAAACAATAAACTAGAACCCGAGTCTGCAAAGAGGTTAATATCTCAACCTCTAAAAGAGAAACTAGAAGCAGAAGCAACTGGTCTCAATATGGTAAATAGAGGTAAGTCAACAAAAGGAACTATCAATAGGTTCTTTGAAAAATAGATAAAATTGTGAAAAGTGAATACTATAAAAACATACTACCATGGAATGAGAACGAGAGGGTTATTGACCAATTTGGTTGGAACATACAATCAATTATAACTCCAACTGCATCATCTAAGAACGATTGGAGTGATGCATACTTACCTTCATGGGAATCAAAGAGACAGATTTATGATACCGCTGCAGAGAATCGTCTTCCTAAAGGTGTATTGATGAGTGAGTTTCATGCTGGTTTATGTGAGAACATAGTTCACTATTGGTCTATGGTTGGTGATACAATCGTTGACCCATTTGCAGGAAGATTGACTCGTGCATTCGTATCACAAACATTAGGAAGAAACTATTATGGTTATGATGTATCTCCCGAAACAGTTAAGAGGGTTAGACATGAGTTAGACAGACATGAACTCGGTGCAACCATCTATGAGGAAGACGGGTGTGAAATGAAATCAACACCTAATGAATCTGCAAACTTAGTTTTGACTTGTCCACCTTACGCTGATATAGAAAGATACGAAAGTGCAGAAGGACAGTTGTCAGACATAAGGAAGTATGACGAGTTTTGTGAAAGGATACAAGTTTGTGGAGACAACATAGAGAGAGTTTTAAAGCCAGGTGGTTTTGCAGTTTGGGTTTGTGGTGATTTTAGAAAAGACGGAGAGTATAAATCTTTTCATTCTGATACCATCAATATGTTTAAGAAGTCGGGTTTGAAATTACATGATATAATTGTAATGAGAAACAACACTATATTTGCAGCTTTACAAGCAGGTAAGTGTGCAAGTAAAAGATACACTGCAAAGGTGCATGAATTCATCTTAGTGTTTCGTAAAGAAGGAGAACTAGAGTATAGTTCAGATAAAATAAAAAATAGAGAAGAGTCTCTAGAACAATTTTTCAAATAGGAGTAAATTATGAAAAAAGGTGATATAGTATCAGTGGTAGCAATGAGTGGGGAATATGTCGGAGAGTTTATCTCTAACGACAATGGACTTACTATTGCAAACCCTAAGATGATTGTAAACTCTCCAAATGGTGGAATGGGTTTCTCTAAGGGTGTTGCTGTGACAGGAGAAGAGAATCCTCCATCAATGACATTCTCAACATATGTATTTGTAGTCCCATCAAGTGAGAAGATTGCAGAAGCACATACAAGTGCAGTTAAAGGTGAACCTTTAATTCAAGCACCAGCAGAAAAGAAAATCATTACTTAATGACAAGTCGTGAGGGATATGATGCATACACTCTTTATCTTGGGATAAAATTACATTTTTATTCTAAGGGTTATGACTTTGTAAAGTATAACGGAAAGGTAAAGAGTGACATCAACTCATTCCTCAAACGAAAAGACAAATACCATTTTGGTAAACTCTTTAAAACACATAAACAAGAACTACAAGATTTCTACATAGCAAACCTATCTTTAAAAGATAGTTGGGCAGGAGATTTGTTGGATGAAGAGTGTAATAAGATTTACAAGGAATGGAAGAAACGAAATCAGAAACTAGGATATATGTTTGAGACTGAAGTGTCTGATTTACTTCTGAAGAAAAGTATCAATCAAGTGTTAGAAGTTAAGAAGGGACAGCACCCTATCCTACTCAAAAAGTTTTTGGGAAAAGAAATATCATTAGAAACAATGTGTATCATGGATGAGATAATAGGGTTCACTAAAGATTGGGAGAGACTCATAACGGAACACGTAGTGTATCCCGAAGTGCATATTAAGATTAATAAGTACAAGTCATTCCTCTCTTATGACCAAACAAAATACAAAAACAAATTATTAGAAATATGTCAGAAGTGACTATTCTTGGGAATGGCCCAAGCAGAAATGATATAGATATCTCTACTATCACACACGAGATATGGGGTTGTAATGCAATCTATCGTGACACTAAAGAATGTGATATAGTCTTTGCAGTTGACATGCCAGTGCAAAAAGAAATAGTTGAATCTGAATACTATAGAACTAACATGGTTGCATTT